ACAATTTGCTGTGTAGGTATACCATTTTCTACTGAACGTATAGAAACATTTAGTGGAATATTAGCATCCTTAGCTTGTACAAATAAATCTAATTTAGTTACAAATAAACCACCAGCTTGATCAACAATAAATGTTTGAGCTAATGGATCTACCCAAGTAACTGGTTCAGTAAATCTGGTTATTGAAGTTTCTTGTATAACTCTTTCGTCAGATAATTCAGTGGTTACAAATCTTGGTACTTTAGTTGATTGAATAACATTTTCTTTTACTTCTAATAAACCTTGAGCATGGTATAATGCTTCTGCAAAAGTTGACTCAGCAGTTTTATCATTTGTAGAAGAATCAGTTAATCTAAACTCTCTTGTACCAGTTTTAAACTTAAGTAAATTATTTCTAGGTATTACAAATGATCCTTCTAATCTTCCTGCAGCGTCAGTTTCTAAAACACCTCTTGCTGAATCTGGATGTTGTGTAGCATTTGCATAACTTACTACATTAGTTTGATCTGAAAATTCTTTATATCCACCAGTTTCAGTACAATAATTAGTTACATTAGAACCATTAAAGAATGCATGTATTTTAGTATTGGGTTTCATAAGTTCTGCTTTAAAGAATATTTCTCTAGAACGTATGAATGGAACAAAGTTAGTTTCTACAACTCTTGATCCTAATTCTTTTAATTGAGTATCTGGAACAACAGTAGTTCTTAAACCAGACCTAGCTTGATTTGATGTAGTAGTTGTTGCAGTAGTAGTTGTTTCACCACCAGTACGAACTCCTCTTCTTGGACCATCCCACCAGTTATTTCCACCAAATTCATTAACATCAATTCTTGGATTTCTATTTCCTCCACCACCGGTTGTTGTAGTACTTACTTCAGTACCAGTCCAGTTAGTTTCCCATTCATTCCATACTGTTCCCAATATACCAGATTCTTCAGCCATTTGAACTAATTGATCATATACACCTTCGTCATCTATAATAACATCAGGTCTTACTTCAGTATCTTTCCATTCATCTGAATCTGGTGATAACTTAACTTGTCCACCCCAACTAAATACGTTATATGGATTAACAAATTCTGATGTAGTTGCATAAGGTTGTTTTGCAAATTCAGCATGACCAAATGGTAATGTTACTATTGAACCATTTTTAACTGCAGTACCAGGTGATGCTGCATGTCTAATTAGATTAACATTATCTTCAACAAACTTAGGTCGTAATATACCATTAGCTTTATCTACTGATACTGCATAATCTGGATGAGTAACATTTCCAATATTGTGTCCATAAAAACCATCAACTAAAAATCCATTCTTAAGTCTTTCATCTCCAGCACCAGCAAATATTTGTGTATCTGCAGCTTCTTTTTCTAATAAAGATAGTGAAGTATAATATTCTAAGTTTTTGATTCTTTTATCGAGTGATCCAATATCTCTCATTGTATAGCGCTTATTGTCAACAACTTCTGGAATTAAATCGCTTGGTGAAAACACATAAGGTCTAAATTTAAGATTGTATATAACCATTGCATCATTAGGATCATCTGGAGATTGTGGATTTCTATCTGCAACTCCACTAGCTATTTTAAATTCTCCTTCTCTTGTAATAAATAGTTTGTCTATTCTCGGAAGATAGTGTGATACATCAGCCAATAATATAGAACCAGGTTTAGGTGTATCTGCATTTTGAGATCCAGTGCCTGATGTAAATACTGTGTCTGTAGTAAATGATCCAGCTGAAGCTTTAGTAGGTCTAAAGTCTATACAATCTCTTAGTTCAACATTTCCTTTAATACCATTAAATGATGGTATAGTTTCATATTCGGAAGCATCATAAGAATCTACTGTAAAGTAATCTCCATTACCGTGTTGATAATGTTCAAAGGTTACACTTACTGTTGTGCCATCAGCTATGCTTTCAATTGCAACTAATTTACCTTCATCATAAAAATTATCTCTTTGTCCATTATCTAATGTAAATGCATCTAATTTATCAGCACCACCAATTGAAATGGCTGTAACTCTTTTAATATCAGATTTGTCTAAATTAATTACTCCACTATTTATTGTAAAGTTTGCAGGTCCAACCGTTTGTTTTGTTTTTGTTTTAAGACCAGTGCTTGTTTTTTGTACTGAAAAAATAACTTGAGCATGAACATTATTAGCAGCACCAGTAATACCTGATGATACGTTTTGTATTGTTAATGTAGTAGCACCAACTGCAGTAGTAATGTCTCCAGGTGCTACCATTTCTGGTGCATTATTTCCAACAGCAATCATTACATCTGATTTAGACTGTAATGTCCCACCAAAATTATTAAATGATAATGTTGCAGATGTTCCACTTCCACTAAATGTTCCTTGTAATCTTTGTCTTGTAACAAATCTAGGAGGATCTGCTGGGCTTGAATCTAATAGAGATTTAACAGCAGAGAATGGAAGCTTAAATACTAATCCATTATTACCAGTATCAAATCTAGTACCGGTATTAGTTAGAGTAGCAGTAAAATCTTGACCTGATGCATTAGTTTGTGTTATAGTAGTAACAGTACTAAATGAGTTAGAACCAGACATTACAATGTCAAATAAAAATACATGAAAAATAGATGCATTAAATTCTTCAACGCCTCTTATTCTGCATGTACCAATTGTAGCTCCACCAGAATTTTTTAAACTGGCTGTTGCATAAGCTCCAGAAGTACCACCAATATCTGGCATACCTCTCATAGACGATACATTTACTTTTACAAAGTTACCAAGTTGCATTGATACGGATTGTTGATTTTCATTTACATGATCTCTTGGTTTATCAACAGCAACATATTTAGTAGCTAGGTTTTCTATTCTATATCCTTTTACATAAGAAACAGAAGGCTCAACACCTACTGCTAATTTGGTAGCAACACCACCATTACCTGAAGTTAAAAACCCACCATTACCAGCTTCATCATCTAAATGTTCTCTAATATCTAGAGTATAAGGTCTTACAGCGTAATCACCAGACTCTTCATGTGTTCTTCTGGCTAACCTTGAACTTAATTCTGTTCCACCAGTTTTATCAGTAGTTTCTACTTGAATAACACCATTATCTATTTTCATTAATAGAATATAATTTGCAAAAGTAGTATTAGGTGCAGTTAATGATTCTTTAATTAAAGCAGTAGCAATTTTATATCTATGAGCACCTGGTGCTGCAAAGTTTGGTGTACCTTGAGCATTATCATTTAGTGAAGAATCAGATGCACTATCTAAATCAAAAGTTTCTGTAACATTTAAACCAAGAATATAACTTGGTGTATTTGTATATTTGTCTAGTATTAAAGTTTGAGCTGCAACATATACAAAAGTTCCTGCTATAAAATAAGCACCTTCTTCTATGTTTGCTTGTGATCCTTTACCAATTGGAGTTATTGATGATGCTCCAACTTTACCAAATATAGCTGTTCCAGCGTCATTGGAAAATACTTCATCAGCAGCAAACTTTTCTACTGTTCTACTATTATTAGCACCACCGGCTTTAAGATACCTAACATATAATGTATTAGGATCTGATCCAGTAGCAGCAATTGCGTTAAGTACTAAAGCCGTTACTTGATTACCACTATTACTTGTTCCAGTAATTGTAGTACCAATCAAGGAACTTAAATTATTTGCTTGGTATGTTGTATTATATGTAGTTGAGGAATGTGTAAATGAGGCATTAGTTAATTTTATAAAATCTAATTCTGTATTAACAGTAACCTTACCACCTACAACTCTAGATCCATCTTTAAAATTATATTGACCAAATCTATCTAATTGAGATTGAAAAGCTGTTTGAAGCTGAGTTAACTCTCTTGCTTGTACGGCATGTCCAGGCCTAAATTGAATTCGATGATAATTTTTAGTTTCATCAAAATCATCATAGTAAGGCGCAATATTAAAATTTTTAACTCGTGTTATTCCCATTTTATTCCTCTTTAAATTCTAATTTCTAGAATTCGACAATTAATTTAATGTCTTCAATTTGTGATGATGATCTATTAATAGGATCCCTATTTTCTAAGAAGATCAACTGTCCACTATTTCTTTTTACTTCGGGACCATATCCATTAGCAACTGTACCAAATGGATCTCCGGTATTTAATGTAGCACTACCACCATTAGGTAATGTTCCAGTTATAGTATCACCAGATACAAAATTACCAAATCCAGTTTTTGAATTTTGATAATAATATAATACTTTATTTGAAGTATCTATTTCTACTAAATAAGCTTTAGCTCCACTTGAAGAACCATTAATAACTTGATCAACTGCAAATCCAGTAAGAGAAGCACTTGAGTTTAAACGTAATGCTCTTCTTGCTCTTAATGTTGTTGCTGAAGCAGTAACATCTGATCCAAAGTTTTGTGGATTTTTAATAAGTGCTATTTGTCTAAAGTCTTGACCTACTGTTAAGTCACCACCTTCTGAACCAGAAAGTTGAGTATTAATAGCAACAAAGAAAGCGCCAAGTTCAGAAATAGGATCTGTGCCATGTCCATTAGGTGGAGATATAACTGCTCTTGCAGTAGCTAAAGATCCACCTCCGCCACTGATTACAATATCAGCAACATTATAATCTGTTCCTTTATCATTTATAGTAATTGAAGCTACTGTTTGACTAGAACCAGATCCAGCCATTACTGCAGTTGCATTAGCACCAGTACCATCACCAGTAATAGTTACAGTTGGTGTTGAACTATAATCTTGACCAGCAGACGTGACTTCTATTCTTTCTATACCACCGGCTTTAGCATGTCCTAATGAATTAATTTGAGCAGTTTGGTTTGCATAGTTAACATCTGTTGTTGCAAACCTACCAAAGGTTAATGTACCACCATCAGTTAATGATTGAGCACTTGATAGTGTAAGTGTAGTACCACTAATATTGGCAACTGTAACTGAACCCGAAATACCAGCACCAGTAACTAGTTGGCCAACTTTAATATTAGCATTTGCTGCAGCTAAAGTTGCTGCAGTTGCAGAACTTGTAGCTCCATTAACTGTAGCAGTTGTTGGATAACCAAGTGTATTAACTGGCATATATGAATTAGTTAAGAATTTTTCTGCATCTGTAACTGTTACAGTATACATGTATTTCCACTTATAACCATCTGATTCTAAAGTTGGTTCTGTATTAATATGTACAGGTTCTATTGTAGAAGCACCAGCTCCAGCTACTATACATTTATAAACTTTAAACTCGGATGTGATTATGTAAAAAGCTTTATCGTATATTGTAGCATCATCTGAATCCCATGCAACATATGATCTCCCTGAGGTCCATGTATGTCTATTTACAACGTGGGATACTTCTCCTGCTGTTACTTTTTTCATACCAATCATTTGTTGGTATGCTCCTGCTATATTGTCAATATTATCTAAAGGAGTGAATGGTGTAGTATCAGTTGTATCACTTGTTGAATTTGACCAAACGTCTGATTTACCGATAGCGACATAAACACTACTAGAGGCCACATCCTCTTTAAAGTTTTGAGCATTGACTACTCTAAATGGTGTTGTTACTATTGCTGTCATTTTTCTATTCCTGTGCTATAATAGCTTTGTTATTAAATCTATTTATAATAGTTCCGGGGAAGTTTTCAATAGTTTTGTCACTAAAAAAGTTTAATGGATATCCATTATGAAACTTTCTAACACTATCAAAGTTACTACCTTTTCTATTAAAGTAATTATTATTTATAAGGGTTCTAAAGTTCTCATCTCCAACCTCTCCAGCAACATGATTAAGAGCAAGTATAAGAATTTCTTTCACTTCCTTAGCACGTTCTTCTGAATGAGTTGGTGAATCGAATCGAATAACTGGATCTACTACGTATCCATTGCCTGGATTAGTAACCGTTACTCCTGTTATTTCTCCTTTATGTATTGGATTATCTTCATCTGATAAATCATCTGCTGCTGCTATTTGAACTGTTGCAGTTGCAGTTACATTTGTAGATAATAAATTACCATCTGAATCTGTTGCTGTTGGTGGATCAATTACTAGTAATGGAGCACTTGCAAATGTTTTATCTCCAATTGTTCCTGAAGTTTTTATAGTATTTAATTTACCTGCATTTGAATTACCAGCTACTCCAGCATTTGCTGCAGCATAATTTGCTCCACCACTTACTATAGTAATATCAGCAACTCTACCATCAATATCTACTTTACAAGTTATATTTGCAGCTGATATTGTTTGACCTGATATTGCATCTCCAGTTACTGTTATTGCTGGACCAGCAAAAAAGTCTTGGCCATTGACTGTTGTTTTTGTTGCTTGATTTACTGGATAATTAAAACCTGGCTGAGCTATACTTACATTTGTAATAGTACCATTAGTATCTAATGTAAGAGATAAAACGGCTGATCTACTTATTTTAGCTTCTAGGTTTGGTAAAAAGAAAGAAGTAAATGCTTCAACAAGTAATGCAACATCTTCTGCACCAATAACACCAGGTTGTAATCCTGGCATAGACGATAATGTTTTTCTATTTAATCTTCCATATACATCTTTAAAAGAAAATACAAATCCTTCTTGATTTGGAACAGGTATTGATCCAACATTACCTTCATTAAATCCTGTATCTAATTCTACTCCCTGTTGTCTTATATTATCTCCAAGAGCAGCCCTAGTTAATTCTGTTAAAATAAGAATTTCACCAAAGAATATAAATCCAGCTGGATGAACTAATTTGTCAAAGGCGGTTTCCCAATCACTTAAGTTTTTACCAGTTCTTACTACATAAGAAAACTTTTGATAAAATTTTGAATCTTGTAATTTAATATTATCAGATAAGAATCCTTTATGATCTAAATATCGATTAAGATCTGTGTCCCATTTACCAGAAGATGGTATGAGAGTTTTATCAAACGGAAATTCTGTTTCTACACTTTCATCAAATAATAATCTAAAAAATATTTCAATCGAATCTGAGGTACCCTTTAGTTTATAAAAGTCATTAATGTTCTTATATAGATTTCTTTTGTTAACAGTTAAATCTCTTGGAATCGCTGCAGCAATTTCTTTCTGCATAAGTTCTAAATAATCAGTTGTATTTTCATCTATGTTAAGAGCTTCTTCAATGGCATTAATAATATATGATGGACCCGGTCCAACCCAATAAGTTATAGGAGTTACTAATTTTGCTGTCTTACCATTATGAGTTTCTCCTGAAGGTAAGTTAACATCTAAATTAGTAACAGAAAAAGTTTTACCTATTTCAGTAGTACGATCTTTAAGAGATCCGGGTAATTCATTACCATTAGATATCTGTACATTTGTTCCTGTTAATGGTATTGTTTCTTCATTACCCTCAGAATCTGTAACTACTAAACTGGAACTAGCTCCATCGAAATCTGTAAAGAATTCGTTATTATCGTTATTAGGATCTAATATTCTAAAGACCGCTCTTTGAGAAGCTACAAGATCAGTAAAAGTTTCTGTCTCCACATATATGAACTCTTTCATATTCATGAATTCATAATATTTTTCTAAGAGTTGTTTAATACCAGCATTACCAGAATCTGATAATATTTCTTGTGGCACTACCTGGTCGATTCTTAAATCTTCTTTTGTTTTCTTTTTAAGAGAGCCGACCGATTCTATATAATTCGGATTGCTCGCATCTGATCCATATCCACTCATATTTAACTACTCGATCTAAATCTTGATGTTGTTTGATAATTAACGCTACCTGAAGAACCTGATGTTGCTATAGTATCTTTATTAGCAGTCATTGTAGTTCTTGTTGAATCAATTGAAAGTATTTCATCTCTTTTTGGAGCTATGTCTAAAGAATCTGGAGTTACTGTTATACGTATTGGAGTTGCATCGTCTGGTATAAATGAATTTAAAGTAACAGTACCTTCTATTGGATCAACTATTCCACAATCAGAAATTGTAGTTACCTTTTCTGCTCCTACTAATCTATATGCAAATATTTTTCTATTAGAAGAACCAGGAATAGCTACATCATTAAAAAAGTTATCTACTCCATTTCTTTTAAATGCTGTTGATTGTATACATGTATCAGTTGCTCCACCTGGTACAAAGAACGAACCAGGATATGTTAAACTAAAATTATTTGATATACTTGTTAAAGGTGTAATACTTTTAAATAGAAAAGGACGTACCGATGAGTTTAATATAGCAGGATCAGAAGCATCAATTGCTCTTAATAAAGCTGAGTGTCTAAATACTCCATCAAATTTATTTAAATCATTTAATGAGTAGTCATCAATAGTATCTGAAACCACTGCCTTTAATTCTATATCTGTTCTATCAGTTAAGTTAGGATTATATTTAAAGGCTACATCTAATTCTAAAAAAGAATAGTTTGGATCAACCACAGTTGGTGTAATTGATACCACATTCTTTCCTTGCAATACTGTACCAGTAACTGTAGCTTTTTCGTCATCAGTTAATGTGTCGGCTGTTTTTGGTTTAATGGCAATAAATATTTTACCATAATCAGGAGTGGCTTGATCTTCTCCACCCCATGTAGATATAGCATCAATATTAGAAAACTCTCTTTGTATTATAGCTC